AACATCTTTTTGAGTAAATTCAAATTTATCTTTTTCATTCTTTAAATATTCCAAAAGTTTTACCATTTTCTCTGTTGGTGTTTTACTTGATTTTTCTATTTCTCTAATTAGAGGATATTTAACTTTAAATACCTTAAAAGCATTATCAAATATCTTTTCATCAAATTTTCCTTTAGTATAATGTTGCTCTAAAGCAGAAACAACTTCCCCTACATCTTTACCAGAAGCCTTATAAGCATCTGCAGCCAAGGTCCATATATCATAATCATCTCCCAAAACGGGAATTCTTTCTTCTATAACCCATTTAGCGGGGTCAAGTTTTCGGTTTACTATTCTTTGTTGAATTTGACTTATTATCTGCTCCTTTGATGCTCCTTCTGGAATTTCTCTTCTACCAGAATTAATTTCTTCTAAACTTTCAAGCAATGGGTCTCCCCATATCAAATTCTTTTTCTTTTCAAATTCTGCTATTTGAGAATAAGTAGCATTTTTAAATCCTTCTTCTAAAACTAATAAATGTCTTTTAGCGTTTCCCTCTCTTGAAATGTTAGATAAAACATCAATAAGTAATTCTCCTTTATCATCAAGGTCAAAAATGATTTTTGTTTGTTTTGCTAATTGATTAACAAAAGTTGGCAAAAGTTTTCCTTGAGCCAACATCTCTATCAATCTTTCTCTATCTTGTTCCATTAATTTCTCTGGTTTTTCTCCTGTTAAATGGTATAAATAGGACAAGGCTTCGTTTGAAAAGCGAAGTGTAAAACCAGTCAAATCTGGTATTATTTTACTCCAAAATTCTTTCCTTTGGTCTGGAGTTAGTTTATTAAGATATTCAGTAATTAACCTCGCAATATTACCTTGATTTCTTTGAACAATATCTCTTAATTGTCCCACAAAAGCATCTAATTTTTCTAAAACTTCTGGTTTAGTAATTTCTATTCTCAAATAAGGAGTATTCTGATTTATGATTTCTATCGCCCTTTGCTTTTCCTCAATGGTCATTTGTTTAAATGGTTTATCTTTTAGGTCTGCTGGTAAAAGCGATTTAATTTCTGGTTCTGCTTTTAATTCCTCAAATACTCTACCCAAAGTCATTCCCGCTTTTGCTATTTCTTGTCTCTGTAAAAGTTTAAAATGGTTTACAAAATTTTCCACTACTTGCCTAAATGAGACATTTTTAATGTTTTTGATATAATCTGCGTTTTTCAAACCTATATTTACTGCTGTCCTTAAAGCTTCATTTGCTATTTGATTAACATCCTCAAAATGAGAAAAAGTTATTTTTGTTACTCCCGCCTTATCAAGTTTAGAAAGCAATTCGGCAGAAGCGACCCTCCTTAACGCTTCATCAAGTTTATTTGTTTCAAACGCTTTAGTAAACATTTCTGCCAGGTTTTCTTCTGTTCTTTTTTCAAGAGTGCTCGCCAATTGTTCTCCTGCTGCCGAGGTTTTATTTGAGGATTTGATTTCTCCCTCAAGTAATTCTTGGTCTGCTCTTGAAAGTAATTCTCTTGACCTAAAAAGAGTTTTTCTTAATACCCCTTCAAAACCAATATCAACTAATGGAAAAAATAAACTATTAACGAAGGGAGCCATAGCAAAGTTAGTTAATGCTTCTCCCCAATCTCTTTTTCCTTGGCTTGCCTCATACAATCCCTTAATTCCTTCTCCAACGCTAACCCCAATACCAATTGCTATACTGTTATACAATCTTTCTTGCCATTTCAGGGCTGATTTATGAACCTCTTCTGGAAGTGAATAAATTTTCTTTCCTACTTTAAACGGAAGAAATCTTCCTGTTTCTTCCGCAACCATTTCAGGAAAAATTTTCCCCAACCTCATTGCTATTGGAGAAGAAACTTTTAGCAAAGGTTCTTTAATACGAACAGCTCTTGCTATTGTTCCACCAATTTTGCCAAACAATCTCAATGCTCCTCCCAATGTTAACCACTGAATTGCAGTTGCCAAAGAAACATCGTATGGCAAAAAAAGGTCTGCTATTTGTTTTACTATTGGTATTTTGTCAAGAATTTTTTCTTTAATGGGTATTTTAGCAAACCAAAAATTATTCTCCATTTCCTCTCTGGTAAAATGAGGGTCATACAATCCAAAGGTTAATCCTTCTGCTAATAAATTCCAAAAGGTACTTCGTTGTTTTATAGGTTTTTGAGGTTGAGTTGTGGGCTCTAGTTGTATCGGTTCCACTTCTACTCCATAATGCGATGGTAAAAACGAAGCGATATCAGAAATCATTTTGTATTGCTCTTTTGAAATCATATTTTTATTTTATTTGTTCTACTGATTGTTGTTGTGCAATTACAGAAAGAACCTCACTCATATCTATTCCTTGGGATTGCTTTACCATAACCAAATGTGCTGCTTTTTGGAAGTTTTCTTTAGCTTCTTGATATGCTTTTTTCTCTCTTTCTTTTAATACATCTGGCAATCTTTCAACCGCATCTAAATCAACATAATTGTCTGGATTAACCCTGCTCCAAATATCGTCTCTGTCTAATCCTGTTGTCATTGCTATTGCCTCAACCAAATTCTTTAATTTTGATGGAAGTTGTAATCGTCCTTCCTTGGTAAACCAAGCAGGCTTATCTTTTATCCAACCAGGAATTTCTTCTCCAGTTTGCGGGTCTTTTCCTCCATATAAAATTGAATGAATTAAATTATCTATGTATTGATTAAGATACATTTTTCTTGCTTGGGTTTTTCCAAATAATCCTTCTAAACCACCTTCACCACCCCCACCTCCTGTTCCTATTGAAATAGTTTGGATTGGTTGTCCAGTAGTTTTGTTGTAGAAAATAACATTATTTCCTGCCCTTATAATTCCCACATCTGGTTGAGTAATCAATTGTTTTGCTATATCTGTTAAGGGTAAATTGGTTCTTGCCTCTAACCTCTCTATTTGTTGTCTTACTTGTAATGGAACACTTTCATAAGACATTCCCGTTCCAGCATAGGGTTTCAATAAAATTTCTAAATCATTCAAGGCATCTTGTTTTTCATATTGTTTTATTTGTGCTTGTGTCGTTAGTTCTGATAATGCTTGTTGTCTTAAAGCAAGTTTATTTTGTTGATAGATTTGCCACAAATTCATATATTGATTAAAAAGATTTAGGCGAATATTAAGAATTTGAGCCAATCTATTCCAATCATCTTCTTTTTGGGTTGCTAATGCCTGTGTTAATGCTTCTTCCTTCATCATATCCAACATAGAGTACGCTTTGGAAAATTCTGCTGAAATCTTTGCTTCTTCCTTCTCCAATTGTTCTAAATACTTCCCCAAAATAACACTTCTAAATCCTAACATTTCTCTAGCTTCTTGAATTCTTTCTAATGCTTCTTGTTCTCTTTTTTGAATTTCTTGCTTTTGTTCCTCATATTGTCTCATAATTGATGCTTTTCTTGCTTCCATTTCTGCTGTACTTATTCCTGTCATTTTCTCAATTATTCCTCCAGTTAATTCATTTAATTGCTTAAATTCATCTAAATACTTCTGGAACATTATGTCCAATTCTCCTTTTTCTGGTTCAATCAATTTTCCAATTGAGGCAGCAGAAAGTTCTGGGGGTTGGGTGGGGGTAGTTTTACTTTTAACAGATTGAAGTGTCGTAATAATGTTTTTAATAACATCCGCTATTGTTTGCTGTAATGGTGTGGGCTGTGGTTGAACAGGTTGAGTAGGTTGAGTAGAACCAATAGGGGTAGGTTGTGCTGTTTGTTTAACTTGGGTAGTTCTTGTAGTTGAAGGAGTTGTTTGTCTTGGTGGAGCTGATGGTATTTGTTGTTTAATTGGTAGCGGCTGTATCATCGTAAGTTTACTTAAATCTCCCATCATTCCACCCATCATACCACCATAAATACCCCCATAACCCATTAATGGAGAAATTGGAGTTCCTAAACCTTCAATTTTAAACGCCTCTCTTGCTTGCTTTGCTGTTTTCTCTTTTTTTGTTAATTCTTCAAGTTGTTGTATTGTAAATAAAGGTTTATCTACCATACTTTTATGTTAACGAAAATTTTGTTTTTCCGTAAGTAATACACCTTTTTCTTGGATAAGCCCTACCCAAGTTTCTAATAACATTTTCCGCTTCTTGGAAGAATAGAGTAGTAAATTCTACATTGGTTTTCAATTGTGGTGCTAAATAGAAAGCAGCTCTTAAAGCAATTGGTAAAATCAAATCAGGGGCAATACTATCAAATAAAGGAACATCGGTATCATTTTGAAGGTTCAATAAAAAGTTTCCAGAACTATCTTTTCCCTTGTAATTTGAATAATAAATTATATCAATTAAATCAGGAATATGATTTCTAAAATTATCAAGCCATAATTGATAGGTTTGTCCACTTAAAATGTTAAAATAAATCTTTAATTTAACATCTGTTAAATTTGATAAATCAAAACTATCTATGTTTCTTTTTTTGAATTTAATCGTATTCCAACTATTTGTTCTTTGAGAATAATCAGCATTTAAATTTTGAGCTGAAATAGTATAAGATGTTGTTCCTTCTTTAAAAGAAAGTTCTATATTGGTTATTTTTGAAATATCTGGTAAATACAAGTCTACTGAAAAAAATTCCTCATCGTTGCTAATAGAAGAAATTGTAATATCAGATAACGGAATAACTAATGTGGGATTATCTGCCGACGCTGTAATTTTTAACCAAGCAGAAGCATTTCCCTCTGTTTTTTTTGTCTTATCGTTGTCTCCCAAAATAGTAGATATTCCCGTTGAAGCATTTAAAATTTGAGTTAATTTGGTTGCGTCAACAAATCTATCAAAACTCTCCAATAAATCAGAAGTAGCATAACTATCTTTTGCCACTATAATTGCCTTTTGAGTTCCATCTCTTCTCACAACAGAAAAAAAATTATGAACAAAATAATTTCTATCCCCTAATGATTTCATTAGTTCATCATCTGGAACATATTTAAAAGAATTATTTTCGGAATTTCTATCTTTATTTGTATATTCTACCGCAATAATCTCGTTAAAATCTTGTGGCAAAGAATAAAAATAGTTCCCAGCATAGTAAACAATCTGGTAAGTAAATTCATTACAGGGCAATCCTAAACGTCTCTGATAGTATTCTATCGCTCTATTGATGGCTCTCTTTTGTCTTTCCTCGTTTAAGTCCCCAAGATTAAACAATACCACAAAATCGTTTAATTGTTGTAAAATATCTGATAATGTCATATTAGTTTACATATTTCTTTCATTAACCTCGAAATAAATATCAATATTCTCAATCGCTGTTTTATCTCCCCTTAATTCTAATTTTAACCTAATCCAATCAGAAATTAAAGGGGGATTGGGGAAATGTAAAAATTGTTCTCTTTTTTTAGTGTTTGTTATTTTCCCCATTAATCTAAAATTGGTTACGAAAAACTTAATACTTCCTGATGCTCCAGAAAAACTATCTTCTATGGTTATTTTATTGTTTTGTTTATCAATAGCAGTTATTCTTGTATGTAATCCTGAACCATCTCCTCTAACAATAATAAGTTCATCTCCTACCTGCCAATTATAAGAGGATACTGCTGATGATTGAATTTGATTTGGTGATTGCCAGGTTCCATCAAAATAAGTATTTGGTGGATAATTAACGAAATCATTCTCGTATTGGTATTTCACAATAATTACTCCATCTGATGTTGGTATTTTATATTTAACTAATACTCCTTGCCATATGTTATCTATTCCAGAACTTTTAATTTTGGGGGTTATTATTACTCCTCTTGCTAACCTTTTATAGTTAAAGTAATTTGGTGTAACATAAATTCCACATTGACATTCATCATTAGTAGTCCATAATCTTGCTCCAGCATACAAATAATATCCATCATACCATAAAGCACCAGTCCAAATTCTGAGGAAAATAGGCGGAGTACGATATGTCCAATCTCTTAAATCCCATAATCCATATGATTTCAAAGTATCTCTATTTGGAACCAATGAAGCATAATGATAAACTGTTAAAGAAACTGGGTCAAGAGCATAAATTCCTGCTGGATAATCTGTTATTTGTTCAATTTTATTTAAATCTGGCTCATCAACTCCTGCTCCAAAAGGAACAAAAAATAAAGGAATATCATTAACAACTGTTATTCCATTTCTATGAGGTAGAGTAAAAGCAGGAGTGTTGGGAAAATCAAGTCTTTTTGTAGGAAATTTAGCAATAGTTTGAAAACCAGTCCCAGTCCATTGTTTCATTTCTCCAAAATTAGTGAGAATAAACAAATTGTCTTGCCAAACAAACCCCACACATTCCCCCTCTGTCATTCTGTATTCAGTCCAAACAGATTGTAAAGGGTCATATACTATAACATAAAAATTATTCGTTCCTCTGTGAACTCCTAAAAACAATTTAGAAGAACTTGCTTTCATCCAAGTAATTACACTTCCGCGAGGTAATAAAAGTTCATTTCTTTGAGCAAGAGACATATCAGCATTATATCTGTTAACATAATCCCAAGTTCCATAATAAAGGTATCTTCCCATAACTGCTAAACATCCTACTCCTTTTGTAAAACCTATTTTAGAACTTGCTCCTCCACTTCCATCAGCGCTATACCAAGAAAAATCATTATCTGCTGGTCTTCCAGAGTAATTTATAAACCCACCATCTGTGACAATAACCGCTCTACCTTCAAAATAAATTAAATCTGGGTCTTGCCGATTATAAGGAGTATTGGTTCTATTATCCCAGCCATATTTCCCCCCAGTTCCAGTTCTTTTTGTTAAAACTTTATTATAGCAAGCAGCCATATGTTCACCCTCTAAATTACAGAAGGCACTTATTCCATCTGTTAAGTCAGTTAAATCCTCATTAGTAGTATGCGGAACCAAAGGAAAAGAAGGAACTATTCTTCCTCTTTCAGCAAAAGGATTAACTTGAAAAGTAAATGCTAAATCTCCCCAATAATCTCCAAGATAATTGGGTTGCCATATTTGATTTTTTGCTGGTAATGATATTTTAGGCATTTTTACTTTCTAAATCATTTAACCTTTGTTCTAAATTTTCAATTTTCTCTATAAGTTCTCTAATTGCTTGAACACATAATCCTAAAGTATGCCACCCAGATATTGGTTTCTTTCCCGTGTTTTTATCTTCATAACGAAACTCATCTGGCATTTTATCCTCTTCAAGATATTGTCCCTTTCCATAATGTCCTTTTTTAATAACTACTTTGGGAAGTTTTTTGAATACATTTATTGCTGAGTTTTTAACGGGTAAATCACATCCAGTTATATTTCCGTAGTAATAATTCCATTTGCGATTTGGGTCTCCTAAATTAAGATTTAGAGATGTTGAATATGGTTTAAAATCTCCAGTAATTAAAAGTTTTCCTCTTTTATCTGATGGGTCTTTTACTCCTGCTGCTGGTCCTTGTAAAGATACTCCTCTCCCAAAATAAATTACTCCTCTTTCTGGTAAATCAATATATTCTAGTTTTTTAGAACCATCTAAACCCGTATGAGTATGTTGCTTGAATCTTTCTAATTCTTTTTTTAATTCCTCTATTTCTATTTTAAGTTGTAGGATTTCATTTTCCATTTGAGTTTATATGATAAACGGAATTATTGTTGACCTCTTTTCCTCTGCTCCTGCTGAATAAAATGCTGGTTCAGGGGAAACATATTTGCGAACCAAAACCCAATCAAAGTAAGCAGGTTCTCCAGCAGTGCCATCAATAAAGTTATCTAATCCTATCTTTTTATTGTTCCAATCTGCATTTGCTAACGAGCTTTGTCCTTTAAAAGTTCTATCTACTGTATAAAATTTGGCATAAACAGTATCTGTTGTTAAAATCATTTGGTTAATAGCCCAAGTATTAGCAGCAATATTTACTACATCTCCTAAATAATCAGTAAAAGATGTAGTTCCTCCATATCTTATTCGTGCGTAAATTCCATCAGTCCAAGAGTGATAAGAGTATGTATTGAAATTAGGAGATGTAGCAGGGTCATAATACAGAATACCTCCTGTATAATTTTGAGCTCCAGAAACAAATGCAGTCTGTAAAAATTTAGTCTCAATCGCAACAGGTCTTGCTACAGAAAAAGTTTTAGTAACTAAAGCCTCATAACCAACAGAATCTATAACTGCTCTTGAATTTGCTGTATCAATATAGCAATAAGAGCTGGAAGTATCTTGAATAGTAGTTCCATCATTTCTCCCCCATTTAGTTCCAATAGTGTTTGTGTTAAAATCGTCAAAAAACAAAAACGTATTATCTCCATTGCTTACATTTGTAGCCGCTGGATTTCCATAATAGCAATAAATATCTTGATTTGTTCCTAAATCTGCTGAAACTTTAACCCAAACATAAGCAACTCTATTTGGCGAAGTTCCTACAACGCTTTCTACCCAAAAATCCAATGGAGTTACTCCATCTGAAGCAGCAAACCTTAAATCTCCGCTATCATTTTTCCCAGAAGGAAATTTTGCTGAATGTCCTTCAACGTGAAAATGAGCCCCAGTTGAACCTGCACTTTCTCCTACTTTTAAAGGGACTTGGTAATTTGTTCCAGCACCAGTTGAACCTGAAATTGTAATTCTTTTCCTATATTTCCAATTATAATCTAACCAAGCCATATTAAATTTTAATCATTAACTTATTTCAATTCTCCAAGTAAATTCAATCTTATCTCCGCTTGCTACTGTAATTCCTGTAAAATCTGCGTGGGTAATTAAAGTTCCACCAGCAGAAGCATTAAACAATCCTGATTCGGTAATAGTTTTTGATCCATCAGCAGTTATTGTTCCTACAATCTGTAAAACATCAGCAGAAGGTTGAGACATCGTTCCTTGAACTCTCGCTTCTGAAGTAGGACCAAATAAATTAGTATCTGCTTTTGAGGCAGTTCCAGTTCCAGTTCCCCAAGCAATCCAATCAGGAGTGGTTTGGTCAAGTTCGTTTAATTTATCCACAATCCACGCTTCTCCGTTGTTTGTTAATACAACTGCACACATATTTTATTTTTTCTTAACGAATAAATTTTTAATTGCGACCTTTATTTTGGGAATTATCCCAACTTCTTCCCATTTTTTTTCTTTTGCCCGCCACACCCGAATTGATAATCCAACTTTTTTTATTTTTGCTTTTGCAAACATAAATTTTTAAATGTTTTTTCCCAAATATCTCCAACTATTTTAATATCACGATTTTTAAAAACATATTCTTGTTGTTCTTTTAATATTTTTTCTCTAAATTCTTTATCTACAATCAATTTTTCTAATTTTTTATACCAATCTTTGTAAGTATTCTTGGCTAAATAATTTACTTCTTTATTATAAGGCGGAACATCCGAAGCTAATGTTACTGTTCCCAAAGAAGCATATTCATAAAATTTAATACAAGATTTCGAGCGATTAAATTCATTATCTACTAAAGGTGCCAATCCTATATCTAAATCCAAATCTCTTAAAACTTGCGGATAAACAAATGGTATATGGAATGGAATGTGCCTATAATCTATTTTTTGTAATTTATCCCAAAAAATTTCGGCTTTTTCAAAAAAGGTATTGTATTCTGGAAGCCATTGCCTTTTATGTAAAAAGTTCCAAGTCGCTATTTCTGACAACAAAGGATAACCAGTAATTCCCTCTAAAATGAATTTGAATTTATATTTCTCTTGCAAATCTTTGATAACATCGATAATTAACAGCAAATCATCAAAGTGGGTAACAGAACCAGTCCAACCAATTCTTAATTCCTTACTTTCTCTTTTTCTTTCTTTGTAGATATTGCGGTCAATCGCATTTGGGCAAACATATACATTTTTATTGAATTTTCGAAGAACATTGGCTAAATTTTCAGTAGTTGTCGTAACTAAATCTGCTTCTTTTAATAATCCTTCTATTCTTTCTTGAACATTTTTTTGATTAAAAATCGGTTGAACTGGGTTTACTGGTTGAATTGTCCAAATGTTATCATCCATCTCATAAACTACTTTTTTCCCTCTCGCTTTTACTTTATATAATAACTTGAAAGGATCTAAATAATACAATCTTGTAAAAATTATAATATCATTCTCTCTTATCAATTTTTCCTCATCATTTATTGAACCCAAAACCGCATAACTTATTTCGTGTCCCCTTCTTTTTAATTCAAGAGCGGGAATGTGAATTCTTATAAAGAAACAACCAGTTTTAAACTCATATATTGAATTCAAAATATATACGATTCTCATAAATAATATTCTCTATGTGGAAACATTCGATTTCCCATTGCTCTATGTCTTTGAGCATAAAATGCTTTTAATTGAATCATTAATCTTTCTTTTTCTCTTCTTAAATCCGCTTCTTTTGAAGATAATTGATTAGCAATACAAAAATCTTGAGCAGCACCTAAACTTAAAATTCTATGAAATTCTGAAGCAAATCCTGGCACATCTTCAGGAGCAGATAAAGGAGTAACGCTCCTTGAAACATATACTTTTAATCCATTATCTAAAGTAACTTGATTAGCATCTGGAGGAGGATATAAAAATATATTTTCACCAATTAAATTATATTCTTGGGGAAGTCCAGGAGTTTTTTTATATTCATCTAATGCTACTTTTATTTGAGACTTATCTATTGGCTTTAATAAAACCCATTTTCCATCTTTATTTTTTACTTCCACTCTTTCAATCTTACGAGCAGTAGTTGGTAAAGAATATTGTTGTTGTCCATCCACTAAATTACAAGTAGCAATTGGTAAAGTATTTGCATTTGAATCATCAAAACTCCAATCTCCTACTGAATCCCAAATCAAAGTTACGACATCGTCGTAATGGCGATTAATATTTCTTAACAAATCATCATCTAAATAAGTTGCCGATGAAGAATTTGTTAGAAAATATACATCTTTTTTTAATTCATCTAATGTCATATTTTTTCTGCGTCGCCTTTTCTAATCATATCTTCGGCGAGCCATTGGGGAAGCATTAAAATATCTCCCGATTTTCCTTTAACCCAAACATACCCAGGATCTGGTGGGGGCAGATTGGGTTTATTTTGGGTTGGGGTTGAAGGCTGAGATTGAGCTTGTTTTTCTAATCTTCTCTTTGCCCTAATCTCTGCCATTTTCCTGCCCCATTCCTTTTTTTCTTTTTCGTCTTTAAATTTCCTTGCCATATTATTTCCCTATATCTGTTCCCCAGGATTTTCTCCCTAATGCTCCACAAGGAAGAGCGAGGAACAGATTAGAGAAACAATCAATTATGGATTTCTGAAGTATACCTTTAAGAATCTATTCGAATTCTTCGTGAAGACCTTGATTCCATATAGACACCAAGCAATGAAGTTCCTTCCAAGTTTCTTCGGTTCCTCTTTAATTTCTACCCTTGGTGCTGCTTGCATTACCAAGTGAATACTTTTTGCCTTTCCGATGTATGCCACTTTACAATTCACTCCACCATAATTAGCAGTTGCAAGATTATTCGAAACATAAATCCTAAATCCAAGGAAATCACCAGCATATCCATTCCTCAAGGTTGCATCAGCAATTTGGAAACCTTTTCCAGTAGCTAACTCTTCAATAACAGCAGCGACGCTCGGAGGAATAATTGCAATCCAATCAGCCGCTTCTTCAACATTCATTTGTCTCAATTTCTTTCTGGCAGCAGTGAAAACCTGAATAATATTGGCGGTAGTAGCGGAAATTCCGCTTCCAGCAGTCCCGCCAATATCTCCTTCATCTAATGCTGAAGCTGCGGCAGTAACTTGAGCAAAAACAGCTTGATCAATAGTATCTTTCAATCTGTAAGCGGCTTCATCGGAAAAAGCAGCAATTAAATCATATCGAGTTTGGATTTCTTCAATCCTATCGATATAAAATGCCGTATATTTTTTCTGATCGACCGTCAAAACTTCATCAGTGGCAGTTACATCAGAAACTGTCACATCCGTTCCAGGAGTATAATTTCCAACGGTCAAATCACTGTGATATGGATAGTGGATTGTGTCCCCATAAGTCAAATCAGCCTCAAAAGAAGTATCACAAGTTTCAGCAGCAACCAAGCTTTTCCTAAGAGGAACCTGCATTAAAGCACTCCACAATTCTGGATTTGTAGCCGTTAAATTGTTTGAAGGCATTTTAGTTTATCTCCTCTACCTTCTTTGTGCCTTTGCCCATTTTCTGAATTCTTCTAATTCTTCCAAGGAAGCATTTCTAATATCTTCACTCGTCCATTCAGAGAATTCTTTCTTTTCGGGCAAAGTTTTTGTAGAAGGTGGAGGAGGTTGTGTTTGTTTTGCAACCTTTTCGCGCCTCGCCTGAATATAGAGCTGAACTTCCTCGCTGCGAGCCGCTTCCTCAAGGGAAATATTTTTAGCTTTGGAAATAAGAGAGATATAATCCAACTCTTCTGGGCTATAATCTTTTAAGACAGAGATTTTTTTTACTAAATCAGCTATATCTGGAGAAATTTCTTTTTTTTCTTCTTTCGGTTTTTCTTCTGCTTTCTTTTTTTCTTCAATTTCCCTTCTCAATAATTCCGCCTCTAATCTCTTCACTTTTTCCTCTGCCTTTTTAGCCCGAGCGAAGAGTTGTTTATTTTTCTCTCTTAATTCCTCTGAAGTCAGCTCTTTTTCTAAATCTTTTTCAAGCTCCTCAAAAGACTTTTGAGGTTCTTCAGAAGTTTTTTCTTCTTCTGCCATATTTTTAAGGGTTTATGAAACCCATTTGCTCGTTTTGAGAGACGAGCTAACTCGACCTTTATTCATATTCCGATTTCTTTTTTTCGAAAGGTGGTTCTTTTAATAATTTTAATCTATACATTATTTCTTTCAAGACCTTTATTGCCATCTGTTTTCCTAATAATTCTTCAAAAGTAGTAATTTTTTCAATATTTGTTAATTCAGCGATTACCAAATTAAATTCATCTTTCAATGCCTCCATTTGTTGCGGTGTAAGTGATTTTAAAATTTTTTCTCTATCTTTTTTTTCCATTATATTTTTGTTTCTTCAGCCCCCATTATTGGGGTGGGCATAATTACAGGAGCTGAAACTCCACCGCCTGCTCTTTTAGGAGGAGTCATTGCTGGAATTTTTTCTTCTTCTGCTTTTGGTAATTCTAAATCTTCAATTCTTATTCCACCCATTTCTAAAATTTGTGCAAAAATCTTTCTTTTAACTGGATCAGTTAATAATGTTGGATCAACAGTTATTGCTTGTAATGCCATTTGTAAATTAGCCGCTTTTATTCTTATATCTGTTGCTTCGCCAGTAATTTCAATTTCAAGCCAATATTTCAAATCTGAATAATATCCTTTCGGAATTCGAATTGATTTTTCTTTCTCTTTTTTCTTTTTCTCTTTAATCGCTGTTTTAATTAAATTCCATTGAAATGGAGTGGGTAAATGATGATTTCTTTGGAAAAATCTCCATTTTTCTTGTTCTGCTTCTAACGCAATTTCCCATTCGTGCCATTTATCTAAATCTTCACCAATTAATTTTAGATAATGTTCCTCGTTATTCTGTTTAATAAAAGTGGGTATAATTTTATCCATTAAAAGGTCTTTTATATCGAGCGCTACATTCTCTCTTATCTGATCAAAATAAGATCCAGCCATCGTTGAAGCTAAAATTGCGCTTCCTAATGGAGTTCCTGCTGGTAATCTTTCTCCACGAATAACATCATAAGCCATCGTCAATTCGTCTCTATTTTGAAGCCATAATCTATGTTCAGTTTCGAAAGCGCTTAAATTTCTTTCTTCTGTCGGAACTCTTGTAATTCCTGATCTTGTTATAATTATCTGACCATTTTTAACATCTGTTAAAAGATTTTTATTAATCGTTTCATCTGAAGTTTGGAATATATTTAAAGCGGCGAAATAAGAAGATTTTACTCTTAAATTCATTTCTTCATTCACTCTTAATTGAGGATCGAATAATCTTTCTACCATTCCAATTCCGAGCCATCTTCCTGGTAATTTTTCCCAATGGATTTCCCAATAAGGAAATTCAGTATCAAAATCAATTGGCGTTGCTTGTAAAATATAGCCTGCGGTTTGAACTTCATATTTTCTTTCTGGTGCAGGTTTTGATTCTTTTGAATAACAAATTATTCTTGAATAAACATACTTTGTGGGATCGCCATCATCTTTTATCCAATCTTCTGGAACTTCTCCATATCTTTCAATTATTCGAATATAAGGAACTTTTGTTTCTCGCCACATTTTGATTGTTTCTTCGATATTCTCCCATTTTAATTTTTTCCCGATTTTTCTTAATTCATCTGGAGTATAATAATGGAGTTCTATAATATATTGACTTTCCCTTAACCAATTGGCACTTTGTTCAACAATAAAATTTCTTAAATCAACAAAATATATATCATTGTTAACAATTTTAGGAACAACCGAACCGAAAATCGGCAATTCATAGAATATCCTGTTCAAAATCTCTCCAAATTTCTTTTCTCGCATCCAGTATTTTAAATCTCTATCTGCTAACCAAATTTTAATCGGATTTTGTCCTGGTGGAGTTAATAAATGAATATCTTTCGTATCAAAATCGATTGCTTTTGTCGCTACATAACAAGGATTTCTGACTATATTGAAGAAATATTTTCTATATCCTTCGGAATCATATTCTCCATCTCGAAAGGTTGAATTATAAAAACGATAGATTTTTTCAATCGTATCTTTTTGACGAAATCTCAAACCTTCAACAATTCTAATTGATTGAGTTTTCCATTCATATAGCTCACTATCAATTTTTTTGAATATTTCTTCTTCTTTCATTTTTTCTTTTTGCGTTTTCTATTAGTATGCCATTTTTCGGAACCTTTGACGCCCATATTTATCAATGCATAAAATACCCGAGTTCCTCGTTCTTTCCCATATTGCCTTTGTAAGTTCGCTAAAACTCGTCTTCCAGAAGCAGTAAGTGGCATAATATTAAATTTTAAGCTCTTCTTCTTCTGCGGAGTCTTCTTAATGTTCTGGCTAAAACTGCTCTTCTTTTCAATTGTCTTGTAACTGTTATTGTTCCATCTGCTTTAACTCTTGCTCCAATACCTGCCTCTGCCAATCTCTGTAAAACCGATTCTGGAATTTTCTGTCCAGGCTTAATTCCTAATTGTCTTCTTAGGGCTCCCTTCCGTTTAATAGCAGACTGTATCCACAATTTTTTCCTTGCCATTGTAGAATAAATGAATTTTATGATGATAAACCCTACAAAGGGTAATGCCGTTATTTATATCGTCGACCTTTGAAATATTATATGCGATTGGAATAATATGATGTGCCTCTAAATTTCTTTTGATCCACATACTTGACAAATATAATTATCTCTTTCTAAAATTCTTTTTGCCCAAGTCTTTCTTTGATGAGAATTATCCCAATCTTTTCTTTTACTAATTTTCTTTTTTAATAAATTCTGCAAATATATTAATTGACATTTTCTCGAACAACATTTTGCTGTATCTTTTCGATATCTTTTAACCCAAAATTCTTTTCCGCAAATTATACAAAATTTCCGAAATCTAATTGGTTTTGCTTTGGGTCTACCTTTCTTTGACATTCTATTGAACAATATTTTCCTGCCTTACCATTTCTTAACCAAGCTCTATAAGTCCAGAATTCTTTTCCACAATATTGACAAATTCTTTTTATTTTTCCCTTATTCATATTCAAATCGTCTTTTAAAATTGAAATCTTTTTTTCTAATTTCCTTCATTGGTTCTGGAGATTGCAAACCCCAGGTTGCAAGCGCCAGCGCCATTACACAATCATCGTGAAAACCTTTGGGTGCTGTATATTTTATATTTCCCGCATCGCTTATCTCATATGAAAATACTTTCAATTCATTAATAAGTTCTTCAATCGGTGGTATAATAATTCCTTTTTGTTCAATGAAAATTGATAATTTATCTATCAATTGCATTTTGCTCTTTCCTGTGAATTTGAAATCTTCTACTAAAAGTCCCTCGTGTCTTAAATCATCTACAATCGGATCGCCCAATCCCGTTGAATCTATTATTATTTTCGCATTGTTATATTTTTTGGCAAGTGCTATAAGTCTCATTTTCTGTAACGGATAGTTTATTTCTTTAAATCTATCAAAAGCCACAACTTTATGAGATATTTTATCTAATACTATGAAAACTGTGAAATCTTGATATTTTGCTAAATCAACGCCGATTATGTAATAATGTCCAGGAATAGGATTTGAAAAAGCATCTTGTTGAACTATTTCATCTACTCCTCTAAATAACGAAGCCGCTTCTGGTAAAAATGTCGCTAAATATTCTTGCAAAAATACTCTTTCTGGTAATAATCTTTTTGCTCTTTCCCATTCCTCTTGTGAAAAGTGCGGATTTGCATTTGAGGGAAATTGAAATGCCGCTCCTTCTTCTTTTAATTGGAGAAACTTTTTATAAAACCAATTTTGTCCGCAAGGAGTTGAAATAAAAATTGTTCTTCCTGCTCTATCATGAGTTGTTGGAAATAAATATTCATTCCAAATTGATTCTGAAATTCTGGCGGCTTCATCAACAATTATTAAATCTGTCGCTCGCCCCAATAAACTGATTGGATTTTCAGTTGATTTACATTCTAAAATTGAACCAAAAGCAGTCGTTATTTGAGGAAATGGTCTTCTTTTAACATCTACAGTTCTTCCTGAAATTGCAATTTTTAAGAGCCATTTTAAAATTGTATCAAAAACTATTTGTGTTAAATCGTAATTTGGCGCTACTATCCAAATTCTTTTTCTTTTCCCAAGTAGTTCTTTTAATCCAATATAAGATGCTAATAATGATTTTCCAAACCTTCTACCAGCACAAACTATTATTTCTCTATTTTTGCAAGCTAATATTTCTCTTTGAGCAGAATGCGGTTCAAAACCGATAATTGTTTGTAATTTTTGCTCATTTATAGCTTCAGCCATTTTAAATTTTCTCTTTGAATCATCCAGCGAATCATTTTATCAAAAGATTGTTCAAAAGACATTGAATATTTAAATCCCATATTTTTAAGTTTCGAACCATCTAAAGCATAACGCATATCGTGTCCTGGTCTGGTAGAATGAAAATCAACATATTCAATTTCTTCTTCTTTTAATGGTCTTTTCTTTATAATTTGACAAATTCTATTCGCAATATATAATACATCTCTTTCTTCACCAACAATATGATAAGATTCTTCGGGCACTCCTTTTTCTGTTAAAAAGAGCATAGCATTACAAACTTCTCTGGCGTGAATCCAACATCTTGAAGAAATTCCAATTTCAGGAGTTCCATGAATAATTACTTTTTTTCCATCTAAAATTGATTTAACTGTTTTTGGAATGAATTTTTCAGGATGTTGGCGCTCGCCAAAAATATTCATCGAACGAACGATTAAAATCGGCAATTTGAAAGAATGAGCAAAAGCATAAGCTAAACATTCTTCACCTGCTTTTGTCGCTGAATAAGGATTTGAAGGTTTAAATCTATCTTCTTCTTTCCAAAAAACTCCTGGCGGCGCAGGACCAAAAACTTCATCAGTTGAAAATACAATTGTTTTTAAAGGATAATCTAAAAATACTTGTTTCTTTTTTATCCATTCCAAAAGATTAGCTGTTCCTAAAACATTCGAAAGAACGAATGGAATTGAATTTTCCAAAGATCTATCAACATGCGATTCGGCGGCTAAATGCCAAATATAATCTATTTTTCCTATTTCTTTATCGATCGCTTCTGAAATTGGAGATTTTAAATCGTGCCAAACAAATTTAACTCTATGCTTTACTTTATCCCAAATATCAATATCAGTTAATCTATTTAAATTTCCCGCATAAGTTAAACAATCTAAAATAACAATATTCCAATTTGTTTGTTTTAAAACTCCTTCAACTAAATGATGCCCAACAAAACCAGCGCCGCCAGTAATTAAAAGCGTCTTATTCATATGGATTATGAAAAAATCTTTTAAAGAATCTTGTTTTTTTCCATTTTTCGGGAGTTTCGGTTAGCCTATCTTTTTCGAAATCCGATTTAAATTCTTCGCTGGCTTTTTTAAGTCCTTTTTTTAGAACTTCATCTTTGAATGTTTTTAATTTTTTGTATGGATAAACCATTATAGTTTTTTAAGTTTAACATAGAGTTCGGTATTAATCTTTTCATTTTGAATTATTAAAAAGTTATAATTTCCTTTTTGAGCGAGGTCATTTATAAGCGCATTCACCATTTTTTCATTCCAGTAAGATTTATGATCTGGATAAAATGCTTCATCACAATGAGAATGGGGAACACGAATAAAAATTTCGGCGCCAGGTTTTAAAACTCTATAACATTCTTCTAAAACCCATCTAACATCATCTCCATTTAAATGTTCAAAAAAATGGCAAGAATATATTTCATCTACAGAATTATCATCGAAAGGTAAGCCCCGAGTAATATCTCGAACAATTTCTTGCCCATAATCTTTAATATCTATATTAATCCAGCCTGGTTTTATATCTTTTCCGCAACCCAAATTTAATTTTCTCATTTTTTATATTCCTTTTTCGCCGCTTTTATCGCTTTAACTAAAACATCCTTCGTAATTCCATTTTTTCGAAGGCGTTCAATATGTTTTCTAACCAATTTTTGCCACTTTGTTTTTAATTTAGCCATCTTCGTCTTTTATCTTTTTTAATTCTTCTTCAAATAATTCAACTCTTAATTTTTCTTTCGGATATCTATCTTTCAATTTCAAAAGCTCTTTTATTGCTTCTATTGAAGCTCTTTTATCTTTTTTTGCAAGAGCGATTTCTTTTAATCTATCTAAAAGCGGTTTCTCATCAATTGAAGCGAGCAATTCTTTCCAGCCTTTTGAATTAGTTAAAATATGCGGGTTAATGGCGCTTTTAGGAGAATATCCCGCTTCTCTCATAATTTGCCCCATTCTAATAGGTTTACCTTCTTTTATTTTTTGGAGCTTTATTTCAAAGGCTCTTTTTTGCATTTCTGTTGCCATATTAGAAAATTTGTTTAAAATTTGTCAAATTTGTCGGTTGATGAATTGCAGGTGGGGTGAATAATCATTTTTTTTCCGAATTTTTTTCGAACTTTGCCTCTTATCCCCCCCCTATTTTTGAAATTTGAAAATGATTTTTTAAAAAATTGCGAATTTTTTCGAGAAATTGGGTATAATATCCATTATATCGATTCGATTTTTGCGATTATGCGAACTATTTTTTTGTCTTTTTCGATGTGCGTGCGTGAGTTTATTTTGTTTCGCTAATTTTCTTTTCGCTTAATTGTTTTTTTTTGTTATAATATCTACTCAATATAGCTCAATAAAGATTTTTCTTAATTGATAAGCGCCAATTTCTTCTTAAAAGTATTTTCTCTTTTTGTTTAATATCTGTCAAGTGTCAGGTTTTTATTTTTAAGCGCCGATTTGACATTTTTTTATTTTATGATTTAAAAATGGGCTGTGAATAACTTGTTGAAAATTTAGGAATTTAAGGTTCTTGACAAGGATTTTTGCCTTTGCTAATATGATAATAGAAATGATGACAGAACTTGACAAGGATTTTTGCTTGATTAAAATAGAAAATGATAACATTTGTTATAAAAATAATAAAATAACGTCATATATATAAAGAAGACAAAAAAATGGAAAAAGAAAATCAAAAATCAATATATGAAGAGATTGAAGAAGAAATAAGAGAAGAAATTTTGGAAAATGTTAGTGATTTAGATTTTGATAATGAGGATTTTGCTGATATTGGTTAAAATTTAGCGCGCGCCGTCGTTTGTTTCTTTTTGCTCCTTTTCTTTGCGGTTTCACGATAGCAAACTAAAATGAAAGTAAAAGGGGCAACCAATATCAGCAAAATTAAAGGTCGAAAAATAAAAAATAAAACAAAAAAATGGAAATAGAAACTCATAAAACTTGCGAACAAAGAATCGATGACAATTTAGAAAATAGGTTGGAAGAAATAAAAAAAGGACAATTAACAGAAGAAAATTTACTTGCAATTACTAAAAAAGAAATTTGGACAATTGAATTGAGTTGGGGTGGACCACAAGAGTACTTCGAAGTATGGGTTGATAGAATGCCTTCGGGAAATGCGCCAAAAATTGAAAGTATTACTTATCATTTTTTGGATTGGTTTGACGGAGCTGAAAGAAAATTACAAGGAGAAGAGTTTGAAACAGTTAAAAATTGGATTGAAACGCTTGGATTAATTGAATAAGTTGGTTTCTTATTCTCTCCATCTCCGAAGAAACGAGATGGAGAGAAATAAGGAGCTAACATGACATTAAAAACAAAATTAAAAATATCAATCACATTAAATATCCTATTATTTATTGGCTGGCTGATTACTTATATTTGCTTTTTAATTGTCGCTGGCGTTTTTTAAAAGGTCGGCGCTGGCGAATTAAAAAAGATCAATATTTTTTATAAATAAAAATATGAAAACCGATTTATTATTTCATACCCAATTTAATTTTAAGCGTCGAACTTTTTATCCGAGGCGCCGAACTTTAAGAGCTGTGGCAAATTTTCAATCTGATTATGTTATTAATCGATTTCCTATAATGGTGGCTTTTTCTTATGTCGTGGCACGAAAATTTTTTAATGATGAATTGGCTAAATCTTTGGCTGTGGCGAATGCAACGCATTTTGCGATTTTAAAAAGAGTTGGTTTAAGTTTTGGAAGAACAAAAGCCAGATTCGAGAAAAAGCCGACTGGCGATGAAACATTTTTTGATAGCCAAGAAAGTTTTAAAGAATTCGAAATTATTAATTTTGTTGGTGGATCTTTTATTAAAAAGCGTGGCGAAAATATTATTTTAGCAATTGCTTTTATTCGGGGCAGGCAAAGCCCATTTACTATCGAAAAATTTAATCGAGAAGTCGAAAAATTAAATACTTTGGCGCCAAATGGATTTGATTTAATATGCGCCGAATGGGAAAAGATAATAAAAAATGAGAATTTAGAAGATTTAAAGAATGGAAAAAGATTTTTTCAGGTTTGGCGCCAATATCGAGATAAATTAAGAGAAGCCCAATTTTGGGCTAAATAAAAGGTCGAAAAATAAAAAAATATGATTGATGAATTATCAATTATCGATTGGCAAATAATAAGAGAAAAAAACACCGAAAATAAATAAATTGCCGTAAGGCTGGCTATTTTGCGAATTTTCGAGCCATTAATCTGAAAATTCGCTTTTTAATTGGCGGCGGCGCAAATTTTAAAGTAATTTTTTTAATTTTTCTATTTGTTTTTGATACCATTCAATATTTAAAAAGCTGGGAGGCGGTTTTTGTTTTGCTTTTTTCTCTAATTTATTATACCATCTTTTACTTTTAAGCGCCACGATTTTTCCTGATAAACTTTTATCGACATGCGTTAATTGAAAATGACAAGCTTGACAAAGTGAAATCCCATTATCTAATTCATATCTTAAATGAGCGTAGCGGCTTTTAGGAAAAAAATGATGAACTTGATTTGCTGGGCGTCCGCATAATAAACATTTAGGATTTTTTAAAAGGCAAACTTGATAAAATAATTTATCGGCTTCTCTCTTGAGTTTTTTTTTCTTTTTGTTCATATATAATAAAATCAGGATGATATTTTTTAAACATTTCCATCTATGATTTTTTTATTTTAGACATTTTTTTATTGTATTTCGCCAATGGTATATATTATTCCAGTTTTCTTCGAGCATATAATTCGCACATTTTTTCTGAATTTCAGCGTCGAAGATTTGGGATAAATTTTGAGCCAACCCGTATTTGTTGATACAAAATTGTTTAAAGGTTGCCCGCTTAAATTGGAGAATGCCAAAACTTGTTCCGTGATCTCCGATACATCTTTCTTTTTTCTGGGTTTGACAGATTTGACTTTCATAATAAATTAAACAATCCAAAAGTGCTGCATATTTAAGCGGTTTTCGATATTGGATAGATTGAGCCTTAATCGTAGTGCCATTTAAAATGATAATCCGATTCGTTTCAGGATTTTCAATTAGAGGAGCCAGAGCCTCTTGCCACGACCACAAGGAAATCAGAATCAAGAGGATGGCTACTAAAAATTTCGTTTATACATATTTATTTTAAAGATTCGGCGAAGCGGTCAATTGTTCTAACTGCTATAAACCCACTTAAAATCGTTAGAAGTCCTTGTGCGATAAAATCAGGAATAATTCCTTCTGATTTTAACACTCCAACAATAGCAATTAGAATCAATGCCCAGAATCGCCTACTCTTTAAAAATGACCAATCTCCTATCATAGTTTAAATTGTTTAATTTTCGACCTTTTTTTGGCTATTTAGGGATTTTTTCATTCGTTTCATTAACATCTTTTCCACTACTTTTCTGGGTTTTAATGTAACTTCATTACCTTCAAAAACAAATACTGACCTAAAACCAGGAAAGTCGGATGCTTCAATCAAAATATAATCAGCACTTTCTTTAGGAAGTTTTGAATATATTCTATTCAAAACGAGAAGCATTCCTTTTTTAAGTTCTCTGGTATATTTAATTTTTTGAATCCTCATTTTTTTGGCGACTTTTTTTATTTTTCCTCAATTACTTTAACCCGCACCCAATTATAATTATCAATTTTTTCGCCGATTTTTATAACTTGTAATGTTTGATTTGGGTTTAAAATAGTTAAAATTCTTCCACTTAATCCTGGTGTTTCTCTCAATCTTAAACCTACAACTGGCCTTACTAATGCTCCTTCTTGTAAAGTTAAAGTTCTTAAATATTCTGCGGCGCACCAACCTTCTCGATAAGTTGGCAAATCCATTACAATCCAAGCTTCAAAAGGTGGATAATCTTTTGGAATATAAAACAATCCTTTATCTCCCCAATCTGTCCCCCAAGAATTTTGTCCTATTAAATAATTTTCATTGTATCCAATGATACAATTATGAACTGCTACGCCTTCAGCAATATAAGAATTATCTTCATCTACTTCTAAATTCCAAAC